GAGCCTCTTTCCATCTTCTGACCGCGGGCGGGACTTTGTCGCCTCGGAAGTAGCGGATATGCCACGGCTCAGCACCGGAGCGGAACTCCCAAGAGAAGCCGAACCGCCGCGCGTTTTCCTCGAGCCACTCGAGACGAGCGCCGGAGGCTCTCCATACGTCGACGGCGATCCCGTAGCCGTGATTCGATGTCCCGGGCCGAGCCGCTTGAGCCATGCGCGGAAGGAGGTAGTACCTCTTGCCTTCCCATATGACCGTCGGACGTCCCTCGAGCGGGTTCAGCGTGTACCGGGCGAGGAATAGTCGACGCTGATCGGCGAGCGGTCGATAAGTGTCGGCGCTCGACGTCGGCTTGAACGGTCGGACACCGTCAGCGAGAGCGGCGGCTCTCATCGCTTGCCATGCGTCAGCGGCGAGATGATGCAAGCGGCCCGTCGGCGTGATCGGACGGAGGAGGCGCGGCGGTATTTGTCCGTTCCGGACGCCTTCGAGATCGGACGGGAGTATTACTTTTCGGACGGGGCGCGCCACGGTATCACTTGCGTCCGTATCGCTTATCGGATGTGGTGAGCGCGTTGTAGATCACCGGGAGAGTCGAGGCGAGTCCGGCGTCGATCATCATCCACGGGTCGCGCACTCCTGCGAGGTAGCAAGCGATAACGGCGGCGACGAATATCTTCGTCCAACTTATGAGCGCGGCTTTGATCTCGGGAGACATGGCTCCGAGTCTATGCGGTTACGGTGCGGGCGGGTATGGGTTCGCGGCTTTTACTGCGGCGACTGCGTCGAGCCATTCTTGCTCGGTTGCGTCTCCGCGTTGCCACTTGAAGAAAAGCGGGTCGCTTGTTTGTTCGTATGCGGCGAGACGCGCGGCTTCGACGGCGGCGTATTGGTTCGCGTATTGCACGCTTGACCATGCGGCGTTGAGTTCTTCTTGTGTCGGTTTTGCGCTATCGCTTAGCCATACGAGACCGTCGTAGGTGTCGCCGTTCAAGGTCCATTGGGCGCCGGGATAGTTCGCGGTCAATACTGCGGCGTAGTCAACACTCACGCGCTTACCTCCATTACGGTAATCGTTGAACTAGAACGAATAAAAGAAGAAGTGTCCGTATCCGTAGCGCCTCTATTTATGTACCCGGTGCTACTAGTCACCAACATCTGGACTTTGTATGTTGTTGCGCTTGTGGTAGCCGGAGAATCGAGGAATACTGCCGTAACTTGTCGAGGATAATAGGTGAAGTTCAACCGCGAATAATCGAGAGACTCACTTATAGAACCGAAAGAAGTTTGCGTTCTGTTACTAGCCGCATCGCCGACACCTATGGCGGTTGAATCTCTGACAAGTTGCAAGCCGCTTGCCGCTTCGGTGTATTGCGCTCCCGTCGAACCGACTACGGACGCCACTATGAAGATTTTGTTATTCGCATCGCTTGGAGTGATGCTTACTGAGAGGCCCGTAATATCGGTGTAAGAGGTGCTTGAGGTGCTGAATGTGTCAGTCTTTGTGGTGCTGACTACTTGCAGAATGCGGAAAGCGCCGCGTAGGCCGTTCATTTGTGCCGCGGTGAGCACGTTTCCCGCGACGAAAGTAGCCGGGAGACTGGTCGGGGTAGCCATAGGTGCGTCCTATCCTAGTACGTCTTGGTCGAGGATACCCGTGTCCAATACCAACTCGACCGCGATCGTCGTCGGCGAAGTGAAGAGGCGCATAGTATGACCCCGGCCCGTCGCGAGCGTATGCTCGACGCCTTCTATCTGGGACTCTTGAGTGATCGTCGTCGTAGTGTTCCCGGTCGTGATAGTCCGGGTGATCTCGACGGTGTCGCCGATGTCGATAATCGCTACCGCGTCCTTCTGAGCGGTCGTCAGCGATCCAAAGAAGATCTCGAGCGAAGTGAACCGCGGCTCGGGTTCCGGGCTTAATAGGTAGTCGGCGAGGTCCTCGGCGTCTGATTGCTGATCGAGTAGCGAGTTCGAGATATCGAGCGCCTTCGTGAAGTACGTCGAGATCGACGTCGCATCCGTCGCTACCTCGGTAGTGCCGCCGACCGGGGTAACGGTGACTCTATTGACGAGGCCGTCCGCGCCGAAAACGATCTCGAGATCGCTATACGGGGTTTGGGTTCCGTCATCGGAAAAGACGACGACCGGGTTGAGATCGTGATACCGAGCCGATTCGTCGCGGTGAGGACGCCGTCGCGGGATAGATAGATGCGTCCGCGTTCCGCCGTTGAGGTGATCGCGTCGAAGTACGCCTTCACGTTCGTACCTTCGGCGATCGGATAATCGCCGAGATTCACCGTCCCGCTCGAGATGTTGCGAGCCGCGCCGTCTGGATAGTCAACTTCTGCACGGTCGAGGATCGCTTCGATACGCGCGCCGGATAGTTCGACGCTTGGAGTGTGCGCGGAGATAGCGGTATTCGCGAGTCGATAGTTTCCGTCAGCACATAACACCGTGACAGTCGTGAGGTCGCCGACGCTGAACTCGAGGTCATAGTCGACAACAGTCCCAACGAAAAGAAGCTCGGGGTCGCCGTTGTCGTCGTATCGAATAAGTTCGACCGCTCGACCCGGTGCGAGTCCGGGGACTCCTTGCGCTTGGTCATAGTACGGATTAGACGGATCGTTATCAAACGGGTTAAACACGCCGCCCGCGCGCGTGTCGTCGAGTACGAACGACATCGTCCCGGTGACGAATGCGTCGGACTGATCTTCGCGACCTCGCTTTACCCGGATCGATCGAGTCCCGTCAATGACTGAGGCATACGAGGTCGAGCCGTCGAGGACATCGGTTCCGTTGAGCAGTGAAGTATCGAGGACGAAGCCGTCGACTAGGAAGCCGACGTCGACGAGGAGGTCGTAGTCGCCCGCGTTTAGGACTGTCGCGGCGCTCATGCGACTTGTAGCGGGAGAGGACCGTTCAAGTCTTGACTAGCGCGGAGCGCTTGAATGACGGCGTCACCTATCTCGGCTTTCGTTGCGACTGCGCCGTTCACGTTTACCGTGATATTCATCTCGGCCATTGTCGTAGGGTCGGCCAAGAGGTAGTCCGGGAGAACGCTTTGGATCGCCGCAAATGTTCCCGCCTCTACTGCTTTGCTTTCGGCGCTTCCGGTCGGCGGCGGTGGTGGAGGTGGAGGAGGTGGCGGAATGATCGGCGGGGTGATGTCGACAGGACCGCGATTTTCGCTAATGAAGTTTGGGAAAGCGGCTCCGGGCTGATTTTGTGCCGCCGCCATAGTCTGACTGAATGGCGTGAAGTTGAAGTTTCGGAAACCTTCGTTCCAAGCCGCGTAGTCGTATTCGGTGAAACGCGGGATCGGGTTGCCCGGTAGAAGTCGATTGAGTGCGTCGATGCCGACGTTCGCTATCTGAATGAGGCCATTCGCGACGAGCGTTACGGCGTTTCGTATCTGATTAGCGACTGCCATAAAGATATTGTTCACGACCGCAAAAGCGTTGCTCGACGCTTGCTTAAATGCGTACCAAGCCGACGGGTCTTTCATCATTGAGTAGAACTCGGTCAGCGTGAGGCCGACGAGTCCGAGCGCGGTGGTCATTCCTCCGGCGGAAAGTCGAGCACCGACGAAAGATTTCGAGAGTAGCCCGTTGATCCCGGTGGTGATCGTCGCCATAGCGTTGTAAGCCTTGAGTGAGGCTGTAGCGAGGACGATTGCCGCAGTAAAGCCGGTCACGGCGGTTACGACAATGATTACGGTCTTTGAGTTTTCTGCCAATATTCCCGCTAGGTCCGTAAGTTTCGGAATGATCGCCTCGACGACCGGCAAGAACGCCTCGCCGAGTTTCGCTTGGAGGTTGTCAAGTTCCGCCGAGAGGATACGTTGCTGATTCGCTAGTCCATCAGAGGTGCGCTCGAAGTCGCCTTGTGCGAGTGTAGTTTGTTCATAAATGACCTTTTGAGCGGCGAGGATTTTTTGCTGAGCGGTGAGCGCGCCGTTCCCGTCGTAGATACCCAACTCGAACGCGGCGGCCTTGAGGGTCGCGTCGTCGAGGAGCACTCCGTAGCGTCGAAGCGGTTCAGCCTCGCCGCGGAGCGCGGCTCCGATTGCTTGAATCGCATCCTCTGGTGAAGTGTTATTGAACGAGGCGAGGTCGGAGGCGAGAGCCGTAAAGTCGGTCGAGAACTTTGCGAGGTTTTGTCCGGTGAGTCCTGCGGCCTGTCCAAAGATTCCGAACGTCGCGGCGGCGTCGAGCGCTTGTTGCGTCGTCTGACCAAGCGACCGGGCCGCGCCCTCGGCGAACTTCACGACGTCACGTTGCGCCGCGCCGAAGATCACTTTAGTTTTCGACATTGTTTCGTTTAGGTCGGACGCTTTACCGATCGCGGAGCCGATTCCGGCGGCTAGGCCGCTGAAGGCGGCGGTAGCGGCTAGTCCGACTTTGTTTACGCTGAGACCGAAGTTCGCCAGAACTTTGTCGGCTCCGGTTAGTTCTTTTCGGAGCGGTCCGGCGTTACCGGCGATAGTTACGGAGACGATTGCCACGGGCGAAGTCTACCTCACGGGTTGAGGTCGTTAGTCTTGATGAGTTTCGTGATGAGTTCCGCGTAACGCTCGGCGATCTCTTTTCGGCGCTTGTCGACCGCGTCATAAATAAACGGTTGAGGTTTGATAAAGCGAGCGGGCCAACCGAAGTGAATCGGTCCGGCATATTGGACCGAGCCTTTACCTACTCCGTAGCCGCCGAGCACGCTTCGGACTTCTTTCGATAATCTTCCGCCGACCTTGACTCGAGCGGATTTTTGACTTGCGGCGGCTCGAATAGAGGCCGAAAGTGCTCCGGTACGATACGGGACGTAGTTTTCCGAGTCTCGAGCGACTGCGTCGGCGAGTGTTTTGTTCACGGCGAGGAACTGCGAACCGTAGTCAACGTCGGAGGCGAGTTTCTTTAGGTCGCGTCGGACCTTGTTTAGTCCCTCGATTTTGACCGCGCCTTCGCGTCCCTCGACGCGATACCCGAACGTCCCAGTCGTAGCCATTAGCGGCGGCCTCGTTTCCTTTGTGCTTGTTCTTGTGCGCGCCTACGCCGCTCGAGTAGGTCAGCCATACACTCTAGAACCTCTGGAGGTGACGCGAGAAGATCACTCGGACCGATGCGAGTCTCGATAGCGAGAGCCGCTACCCATTCGGCGAAAGTGCCTCGCGTTACCCTTTTGGGGAGTCAATGACGTCGACGTCGACAATGTTCTTGAGCCATTCGTCGAATACCTTCACGACGTTGCCGGAGTCCTTCTCGGCGAGCCAAGCGAGATAATAAATGTGCTCAAACTTGGCGTCACCTCCACCGAAAGCGGACGCGAGTCCTACTTTTGCGTGACGCTCAAAAGCGATAATAGTCGGCGGGAGTACCGGGAACTCCTCCCGGCTTCCGTCCCGCCGCTCAACGGAGACGGAGATTCTCAGCATAGTTACGCGACGGCCTGCGCGATCGAACCGCCCGAGTAGGTGACGGTCACTTCGACCAACTCGCCGACGTTTACCGTGATCGGCAACGAAGCGAGATAGCCGCCGGTATGCGTGTAGCGCGGCGAGGACGCGCCGGGAGCCGCGGCGAGTGGCTCGTAGACGATGTCGGTAGTCGTGCCTACGTCACCAAAGAGCGTCTGAATGACGTCAGTCGTGGCGAAGTTGCCGAGAAGCGTAAACGTCGTCTGAGCGTCCGGGAGGCCGGCGACGTTCTGCACCGACGAATCGGCGAGAGTCGTTGAGACGAGCGCCGGAATGTTCGGGTCCATCGTGATCGAGGTGAGTTGGTCCTTGAGATCGACGCCGCCGACTGTGAATACCGTCGCCGTGCCAAGTTGGGTCGTCGTTGCCATGTTTTAGATACTACTCGCTTTCGGGTTCTTTGTTGCTAAACGTTTTTTTCTTTGGTCGATCATAGTCGGCAACCGGCTCGAGGTGTCCGGTCGCGACGCGCTTCTCGACGTCGACGCCTTGCGCCGCGAGATCGGCGGCCTCAATGATCTCACCCATTTCGAACGAGACAAGGTTCCGGGCGGTGACGCGGTATTTCATCCCCATAACGCTACCGCGAACCTATAGGCGAGCATTTCGACACCGGCGACGGTGAGCGAGATCGGGGTAGCGGTCACGACGCGCACCGATGATACGGAGCCGTCGAGCGTCTGGTCGGCTTCGACTTTCGTTTTGATCGAGTTCGTCCCGGAAGCGGTGAGGAACGAGTCGAGGTAGTCTTGCGCGGCTCTGTCGCTCATGCGTCCGGCTATCAAGATGAGGTCGACTTCGGCGGAGTCTGCGCCTCGAGCCATGACCAAGTCCCAAGTCATTGCGAGTTGTCCGATGACGAGCGCCGGAGGGATCAAGCCGTCCGGGACGGTGTCATAGACGCGGAGCCCGGTGATATTGACGGCGGCCTTGAGTTTGTCGCGAACGGTTGACGGGGTCACGCGA